TAGCCTTATTTAATAAAAACTCATGACGCTGCTGTATATCGCGAAAGTACTCGGGTAACTGCCCCACTTTATAAGTGAATTTCTCAATTGCCATTAGGTAGAAATAGTCATTATCACAGTGTCTTCTATCTCAGGCATCATCCGGCGTACAATAAACTTTTTACCATCAGACTTCCTAATACAAATATCATCGACTTCAACTACTTTTTGTAAATCCTTTTTTCTTATGGAAAGCTCTATGACAGATGTGTAAATCCCTTCAAAATCTTCGGGATATTCTTCCTTGATAGCAGAAACATTTCTAAACCCGCCAATGGTCCATAGCTCACCAAAAAATTCATGATCAAGATCATCGATTTCAGATTTTAAAGAAAGGACACTTTTAGACATACTTAATCAAACCATGAATGTCAAAGAGTTTACAAAACTCTTCGCTTGCTGAATATGTCTCATCTTTACAATAAACTTCCTCGCGCATAGTAAAATCAGAAAGAGCAACAAAACTTAATTCACCAAAAGGTGTTAATTCATCGTCTTCAGGCTTAGGTTCATACTCAGATTCAAGTTCAAGTTCAGGTACAGGTTCAAGTACAGGTGCATGTACAGGTACAGGTGCAGGTACAGGTTCAGGTTCAGGTTCAGGTTCAGGTTCAGGTTCAGGTTCAGGTTCAGGTTCAGGTACAGGTTCATGACTCATACCCACTTCTAGCTCTTTTTTCTTTGCTCTTAATTGCTTGATTGAATAGTTATTAGGTGCTTTAAAACCCATTAGTTCTAATGACGCACGTAACTCATTTTGTATTTCTGACATTTTCTTTGTTCCTATAGTAAAAAAGCCTTGGTGTAAACGAATCTACATCAAGGCTTAAAGTTAATCAATTAATGAATATTAACTGATTGTAGCAGTAATCGGCATATCAGGACGCTTGTTAACCATCAATGAGTAAGTTGACACATCGACTTCAACAAATTCTTGACGCTTTTCATCAAGAATAACATTTGAGTACAAAGCTTGACCTAACGTACCTTGTTGATCAAATGACTCACCAGGTGACATAACTCGGCAATAAATATCATTAGCACCCCATGGTACAAACTTAACTTCATCGTCACCAATCTTGATAAGGTCATCGTCATCACCTTGATATTCCATCCACTCTACACCAGCGAAGAAAACGGGTTTTTCAAAGTATGCTTCCCGAAGTTCAGCGCCTTGTTGTTGAGCAATATAACTTTCGCGGTATTCAGGATTTCTATTAAGATTATCGAAAGCCGTTTTACCACAAAATGCGCGAAGAAATTGGAATCTAGCACCTTGAGCTTTTCTACGCATTGGACGTAATATTTTCTGAGTTATTTCAACTCGGGCATCACCATCAGAAAGAGTAGTCAACGCAAGGGTAATGCCTGGGGATTCAATTTCACCTAGCAACGAAAAGTAGTCATACATGACATTACCATCAAGGTCTAGTATCTTACCCGAAATTGCACCAAGGCCCATTCGTTCAAGTGAAAAATCAATATCTTTTACAAGACCATTAGGGCCAAATTGACGTCGGCTAATTTCTTGTTGAACTTGCAATATTTGATCTTCAGTACCGAACTCACGAAGAAACGCTAATTCACTTGCTTTGATTTTTGAAGTCAAAGACAAACGAGGCGTAGCAACATATACTAGTTTACGTAACTGAGTCTTATCGCGTGATTCGCGTTCTTCACCACGTTGTGAAAAGCCAACAATATTAATTTTGCCTTTACGTGATTCAATTCCGAAAGTTTCAGTTCGAATAGGTTCAGCATTAAACACACCAGAACCTATAATGGTATCAGGTACGTATTTTACTTTATCTATTGCTGTAGACATTGACGCTAATGAAAAAGCATCGTTGTTAAAAATATCTAAAATCATGTCTTATTGCTCCTTAAACGTTTAAGACGTGTGTGCCAACAGCTTTCATAGCTAGTATAGCAGCGGCTTGTTCAGAAGCATTTACGCCGCTTTTCCAAACCAGTAAGGTACCATCGACAATATGATCACCGATTGCAAGCTCAACCATTACAGACGGAGTATTTTCGCCTGTTCCGGTTTCAGTTGTGGTATCTACAGAAGATACAGCGTTATCAAACTCTTTGACTAAACCACCATCAAGAGCAACTACGGTACCTGAAACTAACTTTAAGCCACTAGCTACAGTGACAGCTTTCCTTGAAAAATGATCCAAGGTGGATAGGACTAAAAATTGCCCTGTGTGTACTTGTTCTTGCATTTTATTTACCTTCTTTAGTTATTGAGATTAACTACACCTTTGTAGGCTAATTCCCAGTTTCCACTGCCACCTTGGGGGCCGTTATTTGTTAAATCGGTTTTAGTATCGATGTTTTCATCTATTGAAGCCTTAAGCTCTAAGATAAAATCTTGAGCATCTTCAAGTGATGTACCTCTATCGATAAAACGCTGGGCCTTTGCTGGGAACCCTTGCGTATTACACATGGTAGATATAGCAGCGCATCGCTTTCTCTCTAAGGACATTTCAGAAGGTTTTTCTTTTTCTTCTTCATCCTCATCTTCATCTTCTTGATCAACGATTTCCTTACCATGCTTATCGTAAGTTTTCTTGTCTTTGTCGTTATCTTCATCAACGATTTCTTTGCCGTTCTCGTCGTAAGTCTTCTTGTCTTCTTCTTCATCGTCTTCATTAGGCATATCTTCATTTTTGATAAACTGATTGATGAAAGAAGCAGGCATCCCAGCAAATTTAGCGGGATTCATATTCACAAACGACTGACTTAAACAAGCCGATACTTCAGTAACTTTTTCAGATATTGAAGTAATGAAACCATTTTCTAAAGCTTCATCAGCAGTCATCCAAGTAGTAGCGGATAACATAGCTGCTATATCTTCGATTGTCTTACCTGTAGCTTTGACATACGTAGTTGATAAACTGGCTTCAACCATATCAAGGACCTTAGCCTGTTCCCGCATTTCATCGGCATTACCTATAACCATCGAACCAGGTTTATGTATCATCATTAACGCATTAGGTGACATGGTTGTTGTACCACCTGAGTTAATACCCGCCATTGCAAGCACTGAACCCATTGAAATAGCATAACCAGTAACCTTAGCGTTAATTTTGCCTTTACGGTCCATTAGAGCGTTATACATTACTGTACCATCCATCGTATCGCCACCAACGGTACTTAGATGTAAATCTATATCAGCGGCGTCATCAATTTTAGCAAGCTCAGTAACAAAAGCTCTAGCACTAAGACCATCTTCCCACATACTTTCACCTATTCTTTCATAGATGTTAATACGAGGTGTAGCGTCATTTTCAGCAGCAGTACCTAAGTTAACAAACTCGAAAGGCAGCGTGTTTTTTTCAACCATAGATACGCCAGCAAAACTAGCTATCAGGGCATTTGTCAAAATTCTTCGTTTAAACATTTTAGTTACCTTCGTCTTTGTTATCTTCGGTATCTGACTTATCGCTTGTGTCTTCTTCTTCAAGTGACTTGTCTACAATTGCTTGGAGTATACCAGTTTTTGTAGTTTTAGCAGGTATTGAATCTAATATCAATTCTAGTGCCAAATCTTCAAGTAAATCGTTGTTAATAACATCGAAGTTACCGCCTCTAGAGTCAACGATTCCTTTTCTTGAATTAAATCCTGCGCGAACATCAAGCAAGTCACCCATCTTATCTTTGATTGGGTCTACGTATGCCCAGCCAGGCGATCTAAATGTAGGTAAATACGATGCTCTATTTTCCCAATAGTCATCAGCCACAAACTTACCAGCCATTACAGCAGCATCATTAAACCATCCGGCTACAGTCCTACATAATCTAAACACATATAAATTATACTGAACTTGCTCAATGGCTCGTCTAAACTCAATTAGTCCTGCACGAATACTTGTATAGTTAACACCGGACAAGTCACCTGTAAATTGCTCATACGTTAAACCGATACCTTTAGCAGCCACCCTAAGCTCTTGTTTTAACCATGGCACATAGTTAGGTCCAATACCATCAGGTGTAGAAAATTCAATGTCTTCATCTTCATCGAGATAATGGACGCCACCGGATTTTATAGAAGTTATGATCGTACCATCATCAGTAACCTCACCTGTCTTTTCACCTACGGTATTATCTTCTTGGCTTAAGTCTTCAGTTACAGCAGCTTTCTTTTTAATTATCCAACCAAACAACTGAGCAATTTTTTGTTTTGCAAGCATCCCATCCTGCATTTCATCAATCTCATAAAGTCTAACTAAGATATTTGAAAGCTTGGGTATACCTCTGTTTTGCCCAGCGCGTAATCGCCTATACAAATGGATAATGTCATCAGCTTTAACTTCAGTTCTTCGAGTATCAGTAACACCCATATCATTCGGATGCTGTCTGTACAAATGATATGACTTTCTTTTACCTAAGTATTTTTCGTACTCGATACCCATAAAAATATTTCTAGTCATGTCAGTAAAACCAACATCTAAATGATCACATTCCATAACCTGAAGTTGTAACGGTACGGTCATATTATCTGAAGGTCTACGCAATCTTTTACGCAATAATATTTCACCGTCTATAAATTCACCTCGGGCCATTAGTTCACAAAGGCCACTGAAATTACTTAAACCATCAGCGTCACATTCTTGGCTCCATAAAGCCCATAAGTCCTGTAGCTTTTTATCGGGGAAAGTTGGGATGAAACCACTACCCACAACGTTAGCAGTATAAGTAGTGACAGCGTTTTCACCGAATGGGTTATTAGCTACTACATTTCTAGAACGTTTGACCAGGCTTGTTAAGTTACCTGCTAAATTATTATTAGCACCGCCTCCTGATAAACCTTTGTTACCGAGGCGATAAGTCCGGCTAGCACCCTCGTAGTAATTAACGAACCTAGCACCCTCGGGAATACCACCCCAAATACCACCCTTAGCTCCCATTCTAAGACGAGGTTTACCAGATGATGTAGCGTTAGGTTTAGGTTTACGGTCCGGTGTTTTATAATTAGGCAATTTATAAACCTTTTGATGTGCTAAAAACTGAGGTTCTTACCCGAGTCTTACGATTCACTTCAGCAATAATATTTCTTCTAACCGTTTGCAAATCCATAAGAGAGGCGTTAGCAAAAGCAATTGACC